TAACTACACTGGGGTTTTTATCACACCAAGATGCAAACATAGTTTCCCATGAACTTCTCATTATGATATTGGTTGGATCTCCAGCGTATTTTTCTGGGAATATTGGAGTGTACTTTCTCTTATGGAACATAAATAAGTAATTAGGATAAACTCCGTTTATTTAGGTCAAAAGGTACAAAATGGCTAGTCAAGCAGATATCCGCAGAATCGACAATGCTATCGATTCAGCAGTAACAAATCTCTACACCAAACGAGGTGGTCCACGAGAGTTTGAAAAAAATGGCGAATTAAACAAATATGAAGTAAAAAGCCATTCATATCCAGACGATTTGATGGCTTCCGATAATCGTTATGGTGGAAATTATGTTGTATTTTATATTAACATCGCTGTTGATTCTAAGTTAGCAAAAGAACTTGGGGAAGATCAATTTGTTAAAGAGATACCACCAAGAGATCGTGGAGATTTTATTGCTCAGAATACTACTACAACAAAACTTTTTGCAGCAAATGCGGGTCTTAATATAGGTGGTGCACTAGCTGGTAAAGCATTAGGTATTGGTGGACCGAGTGCTGTACTTGCAGCTGCAGCAACAGTGGGTGCTGGAGCAACTGCTAATTATGCAGCATCAGCAAATCGTGCTCAAAAACGACTAAAGACTGCCATCGCACTTCATGTACCAAATCAATTACAAATTCGTTATGGTATGCAGTATTCAGAAGAGGATACGCTTGGTATGGCTATGGCAACAGCTGGAATTGATGAAATTTTAAAAGCAGTATCTAGTAAACAAAAACTTAATGAATCTCAGAAAGATTTGCTCCAAGCAGGAGCAACAAATCTTATGCTATCAAAAGGTCCAGGTGCAGCTGCATTATCAAATGCTACTGGATTAGCAGCAAACCCAAAGAAAGAACAAGTATTTAAAGGTGTAGATTTTAGAACATTTCAGTTTGATTATCAGTTCTTTCCGAGAAGTGCAGCTGAAGCAGAAAATGTGATGCGTATTATTTACGAATTTAAATATCATATGCATCCAGAATTTAAAGATGCAAATAATTTCATTTATATCTACCCATCAGAGTTTGACATTTTCTACTATCAAAATGGATTAGAAAATAGAAATTTACATCGCCATACATCTTGTGTACTAACAGAAATGAATATCAACTATACTCCAAATGGTAACTTTACTACATATGATAATGGTATGCCTACACAGATTAATGTAACAATGAACTTTAGAGAACTTGCTCTTCTTACCAAAGATAAAGTTAAGGATGGTATGTAATGTACTTCAAAGAATTTCCAGAATTTTTATACGACTTCCGCTACGGAACATATGAAACAAAAACTTCAATTGTAAGAGACATCACACGAAATGTTCGTTTTCGTAAAGAGGTTTTAGACAATATTGCAGTATATGACGAGTATGATATTGTAGATGGAGAAACTCCAGAGATTATCGCAGAAAAGATTTACGGTAATCCAGAATATCATTGGATTATTATGCTAGCAAATCAGCGTTATGATTATCTAACAGACTTCCCATTACCTGAATTAGAATTGGTTGAGGCAGGCAAGGCAGTTTTTAATCCATCATTTACCGCAACAAGTTGGTCATATAGTGGCACAGCAATTACAGTAACTAAAGCCATTCATGGATTACTATCCTCACCGACTACAACAGTTACTTTATCAGGTGCAACTGCCACCACAAATGCTCCGAATGGAACATACACGATAACATCAGCAACAGCAGATACTTTTACATTCACTGCAACTTCTGCTCCAACTGGTACTGCTGGTGGGACAGTCACAGTTAAAACTACTGGTCGTGAAAATTATAGTCACCACTATGTAAATGCTGCAGGATATAATGTTAATTCGACAGTTGCAGGTGCAGTTAATGTAACAAACATTCAATGGTTTAGAGATGAAAATGAAGAGAAACGAAGAATAAAAATTATTTCACCACAAATTATTAATACAATTCTTAAAGATTATAAAGATCTGTTGTAATGAAACCAAATCAAGTTTTGAGATTCGCTGGCGATGTCAGCATTGATAAAGTTAAGATAATAACTGCAAAAGGTTTTTATCAGGATGTCGGTGCACAGGTAATTAATGTTCAATTTTATGAAGATCTTTTTGCACCATTTATTACTGGAAGTTTAATTCTAAAAGATTCTTTAGATCTAGTTAATCTTTTCCCATTTATTGGTGAAGAATATCTTGAGTTAGAAATTAGTACACCGACTCTCGATAAAAATAACATCAAAGGTAAATATTACATTTACAAAATGACCAATAGAGAAATGGTTGCAGATAAATCAGTTGTTTATCAATTACATTTTATTTCTGTAGAAGCTGTTGTTGATTTAAATAAAAAAACTAGTCGTGTATTTGGTGATAAAATTTCTAAAATGATTGAACCATTTATCAAAGATAAAACATTTGGTCTAGAATCTGATAAGAAAGTTTTTATTGAAGACACATTAAATAATACAAAATACATTTCTAATTATTGGACACCTATCGAAAACATTATGTACCTCGCAGATACTGCGATTAATACTAACAGGTCACCAAGTTATGTATTTTTTGAAAATCGTGATGGGTTTTATTTTATTAGTTTAGAGCGACTTTATACAAATGCTGTATTTCAAGATTTTGTTTATGACAAATATACTCGTGACGATCGTCCAGGTGGTGGTAGTATAAGAAATCCAGAAAAAGATTACAAGCGTATTCTTGAAATTAGTATACCAACGGCATTTGACTATATGGATCGTATTCGTTCAGGAATGCTCTCATCAAGACAAGTTTCTTATGATGTAACAAAGAAAACATATAGTGCTAAGAATTATAATATGTTTCAACGATTTGAACAACAAAAACATCTAAACAAATATCCAATTAACTCAGATCGTTCAATTTTTAGAGCAGCATCAAGAATTATTACCTATCCAAAGAATTTTGGAAACTTTAATGGATTTGGTGATGTAACTAATGCTAAATCAAATCAAGAAAGACTTTCACTATTAAAATTAGCTGAAGCAAACAAGATTAATATTACAGTTCCAGGAAGATGCGATTATACTGTTGGACAAAAGATTAAACTAGATCTTAAAAGAATAGAACCACTATCAAAGAAGGATGGTGATACCACAGATAAAATGTTTTCTGGAAATTACATTATTGCAGCTATTAATCACTATGTTGATAGAGAAAAGCATGAGTGTTATATGGAAATTATTAAAGAATCATCTATGATGGATATGAACAGGACAAAATAATGAATTTTTACTATGGTGTTGTAGAAAATAGAAGTGACCCATTAAGACTTGGTCGTTGCCAAGTCCGTGTGGTAGGATTACACACTCATGATAAGTCACAGCTTCCTACAGCCGATCTTCCATGGGCAGTTCCAGTTCAGCCTGTCACATCAGCTGCAATGAATGGTATTGGACAATCTCCAATTGGTCCAGTAGAGGGAACATCTGTAATTATTATTTTTGCGGATGAGAGTCAGCAACAACCAATTATAATTGGTACTGTCGGTGGTATTCCTAATTCCCCAGCACCAATTGATGCTGATGATAGTGGTCCAATTGCTGGATCTACTAAAACAGAAAATATTGAATTAAGAACAGTTCCTGGTCCAACCAATGGAAAAGTATTAACATTATACGATCCAGAAAATGGCTCAACTAATTTAACATCAGTATTAAAAGCCAATATGAAAGTATTGGCATTTGGTATTCCAGCAGAAACATTTATTGTTTCTATTAATAGTGGCACACAAATTACAATTAGTAATGCAGTTGTAAACTATGGTGAGAACATTCTCAAGTTTGAAGATCCACCAACTAACTTAAATGCAGTTAGTCAAAGTAGAGTGTTTGAAAATGTTTTAAGAGATGGTTCTGGTAATCCTGTATTGTCTGGATCTGGAACACCAGTAACAACTGGCTCTACTACTAGCACACCTGTTAAACAGACTTCAACAAATACTTCAATACCAACATTACCTCCAGCAAAATCATCTTCAAACCCATCAAAATCAGCAGAGGGTATTAAAGCATTAATTGCTGCATGTGATAAAGTAGGATTAACCACTAAAGAACAGAAGTGTGCTTTATTAGGTATTGCTGGTGGTGAGTCAAGATGGATACCACAATTAGAGGCATTTAATTATAGTCCAAATAGATTAAAACAAGTTTATTCTTTTGCAACTCCAGAAGACATTGCAACATTTTCTGATGCTACCAAAAAAGGTGTAACTAGAGAACAATTTTTCTCTTGGGCATATGGACCAACAAAACGAGGTAAAGGTTTCTTAGGAAATCTTACAGATGCCGATGGCGGAAAATACTATGGTCGTGGATTTATCCAATTAACTGGTCGTGCCAATTATCAGCGTTATCAAAATCTGGCAAATGCAACTGGACTAAGTTTAGATATTGTAAATAACCCAGACTCACTTGATAATGACATTAATGTGTCAGCACTGGTTGCTGCACTGTATATTAAAGATAGAGTTAAAGGTGTAGAATCAACTAGACATCCAGATTTCTTTCTTGCAGCTAAAAAGGCAGTTGGTGTAAACACTCCTGATATTGCAGCAATCAAACAATCTTACTATGAATACTTTTATGGTAAAGAGGGTACTGGTGGAGTAGAAAAAGATGCTGGACAACCAACACCAGAGCCACCAAAAGATGGAAATGACTCTACACCAAGACCATCACAAAAAAGTATTGAGACTGGTTCGTTTACTACTGGATTTAGAGATCCAAACAACAAATATCCATTAAAAGATTATATCGGTGAACCAGATACCAATAGACTTGCTCGTGGTATTATTGAAGGCACTGTTGTCAAACGAAAAGATGCACTTCGTGTTCGTGGAATACCAAAAGCATTAGATTTAGGTTCATGGGATCAACCAGAAGCACCTTATGGTGCAAAGTATCCATTTAATAAAGTTCTTGAAACTGAATCAGGACACATTCAAGAGTTTGATGATACTCCAGGATATGAACGAATTAATACATACCATCGTTCAGGCACGTTCTCTGAGATCGATCCAAACGGAACTCAGGTTAATTACATAGTTGGTGATAACTTTGTATTAATGGAAAAGAATGGTTGTGTTCATGTATCAGGGGAACTAAACATCACTGTTGATGGTAATGCGAACATCTATTCTAGAACAGATGCAAATATTCATGTCGAACAAAACGCCACAGTAAGAGTTGGAAATAATGCCGACATTGGAGTGGCGACCGATTTAACTTTGGCTGTTGGTGGTGACATGAAAGTTAAAGTTGCTGGCGATTACTCTATTCAAGCTGCAAACATTTATACAAAATCAGATGGAGTGCACGATACACAAGCAGTTGGTGCATTAAGTATCAAAGGTGCTACAACTAATATTGAAGCAGAGGGTGAAGCCAATTATCTATCTGGTGGAACTACCAATATGGATTATGCGCAAGGGCAATTTGGTAATGGTGCTGATGGAGCCAATGATGTTGAGAATGTTCCATTAACACCTCCAACACTTGGTGTTCCAATTAATCCTGTTGTTCCATTTACGATTTTACCAGAGAGACAGATTGAAGAAAAAACTGTGGCTGAAACTCCAGATGATTATGACACACCAGAAGGTCGTGCTGCATCTGCTGAGCAAGCAAGAAAAGAAGGTGTGCCAAATGCACCACCTCCAGTCGCATCAGAAGAAGCACCATTAATCGTCAAACCTTCTGCTAACGCTAAAGAAGTTCCTGTGGACACTAGTATTATTAAAACTACAAAAGAATTTACAAACGATTATCGTTTATCAAAGAACTTTACTCTTGGCATGTTAATAGATGGTGGAGTTGGTGGTAAACATAGACTAGTTGATCAAATGCTTAAAGAAACTAAAGATGGTCCAGAAGTATTGTTTACTGCTCAAGACATCGTGGCCAATTTAGCATTAACTGCACAAAATCTACTTGAACCTGCTCTTGAAGTTCTTCCAGGTGGCATTGGAGGATATAAAACTCAATGGAGAATAAACTCTGGATATCGTCTTCGTGGAGTAGTTGGTAACGAATCTCCAACTTCTGATCACTGTAAGGGTAGGGCAGTTGATATTGGTATTTTATTGCCAAACAAAGGACAGAAAACATACGAGTTTGTTCAAGCATTAGAAAAGATTCTTCCATATGATCAAATTATTCTTGAGTATCGTTACCCAGAATCTATTTGGATACACATGGCATACAAAGCAGGTGGAAAACGAAAGATGGCATTTACAATGGTGAACGATGCGACATATAAAAGAAATGCTTCAGGAATTCCTGCTGGGTTTGTTCTTCTTGATAATATTCCACCGAAATCAGCATAATGGCTTGGACTCCTTCTTCAACAGATCTTGGATCAGTAAATGAGAATGTTTCTATTTCTCATACGGTAACCTATATTGATGACGCTACTATGACTTCGTATCCTGTAACTATTGCTGCAACTGAAACGAATCCTAATACAATAACTATTTCTGGAGATACTCTTTCTGGATACTATCAGGATTCATTTAACAATACAATTACATACAGAACACCAGAGGGAACTTTCCCAGTAGTTACAAAGTTTAATCAAATTGATCTTAATAAACTGGAAGAAATGATTTCGTATAAAGCCAGTGTATCAACCTCTAGAGTTTTTACATATACAGCGACTGCTAAGGATGGAGCAACTACAGTGGCTACTCAGAGTTATACTAAGACAGTAACCAACGATTGGACTTCTGGTAAAACCTCTCTACAAACTTATGTGGGATATACACTATAATGCCTGCAATTAGTAGACTTGGAGATATGAGCACAGGACATGGGTGTTTTCCACCCACAGCTTTGATTCAGACCCCTGTTTCTAAAACATTTTTTAATGGTATTAAAGCGTCTGTGGTAGACAATGCATGCCAACACGCTTCTCATACATGTGGGATTACTACACATTCTGGTTCAACTAGATCTCCATCTTCTGGAGCCAGTAAGACATTTATAGAGGGTAAACCTGCAGCACGAATAGGTGATAACATCGCTTGTGGAGATGCAATAGCTGAAGGATCTACTAATTCTTTCATAGAATAACCTAAATAAAGAATATGGCAAGAAATACAAGAATCTTTTCTGACTTAGACCTAAATTTCACTAAACATCCAGTGACTGGGGATATTACACGCAGATACGACGAGAATGCAATTAAGCAATCCGTAAAAAACCTTCTTTTAACCAGAAACTTCGAGAGACCATTTCATAGCGAAATTGGCTCTCCTGTTCGTGCATTACTTTTTGAACTTCCAGGTCCAATGTTTTCGATGATGCTGCAACGAGCCATTATCGATGTTATTAATAACTTTGAACCACGAGTAGAACTTTTAGATGTTCGAGTTGATGATTCTTTGGACGCTAATGAAGTTTATGTAACAGTAGAATTTAAAATAGCAAATACCGAGAGTCCTATTACTCTTGATCTAGCATTAGAGAGAACCCGATAATGGCAAACAATAATAAAAGAATTCAAGTATCAGAGTTAGACTTTGATGCTATTAAGTCTAATCTAAAAACATTTTTACAAGGACAGACTGAGTTTCAAGATTATGATTTTGAAGGATCTGGACTTTCTGTTTTGTTAGATGTTCTTGCTTACAATACTCACTATAATGGAATCTATACTAACCTAGCTGTCAACGAGTGTTTCTTAGATTCTGCAAGCAAAAGAGCGTCAGTAGTTTCTCTTGCTAAGATGTTGGGTTATATGCCTCGTTCGGCTAGTTGTGCAACTGCCACTGTAACTGCCACTGTAACTTCTCCGACAAGTTCACCATCCACTGTTACTCTCCCAGCAATGCAACCA